ATTATATTATACAATAAATATATTACAGACTTGTCAGCACCCTTATCTATAATAAACTTTCTGCCTTCAGTTGACCTTCTTGTTAAAAATGAAATTTTACCATTAGTATCACGAACTGGGAATACAATGCATTTAGTTAAAGGGTCATATTTAACATCAAATTTCTCTATGATCTCATCAGTTAATTTACGCTTCGTCATATAAGGGTGGTAATTGGAAAACTGTTCCAAAATGGACTCATCCAAATACTTCTTTTCTTTTGGTTTAGATAATTCAATTAAGGGTAAATCAATTTCCTTTTTAATTAAATTATAAGAATAATTCTCTAGTAACCACTTTTCTCCAAAATATTTATCTTGATCAAAACATGCACCTACAAATTTACTAAAGGATCCAGATTCTGAACAAGTAAAACAATGGAATGATCCAGCAGGTAAATCACCATCTCCACAATAAATTGTACATGAATTGTGTTTTTCTTTTCCATCCTTATGGAAGGGGCATGGTACAGAAATACTATCACCCATTACTCTAATATTACTAAGTTTTCCATTAGATATCTCTGACCTTATTTTATTTAGAACTTCATAAATATCTAAGGTTATGACTCTATCACCAATAATAATATTACTCAAAGACATTTACTCCCTCCCCCATATTTACCTCAACCGACCCGTTATCAGGATGTTCCATATCTGGTTCATCTTCATCTGGGATATAAGTGAAAATACCTTTATCAAAATCTACCTCGTAAGTTAATAAATTTTTGATATAACCATCTCTGGCCTTAGCGATGTTAACCTTCATCATTGAATCTTGTTTTGTTAAAAATATTACCTCAGTAGCATCTTGGCCAATTCTATCTGATAAACTTAAATTCTGAGTACCAGCTAATTCATCCTGTCCCAGTGATGATCTATTTTGTTGAGAAGCAACTACGATAGGGATTCTTTTTTGTACCTGTAAATTCTTTAATGATTTACTAATATCAGCCATTTGTTCAAATGATTGTCTATAATTACTTTCGGTATCTAACAAACTTAACTGGTCTACTAATAACATATCTAAGTTATATTTCTCAACAAAACTTCTTAATGTACTAACGGTTACCCTGTTATCAGGAACCATGTCTCTAGTTAAAATATAAAACTTACCTTTTTTATTAGAAGAAGATAAATTATCTAAATAATTTTTATATTTATTAGAAACGGCTATGTTACCATGAGTGATAGCTGAATTAGAAATGTGAGAAACTAAGGTATCATATCTTCCTGCTATTTTATCAACAGTCATTTCACCTTCATACATTCCTACCTTTAAACCAGCTTCAACTGCAGCTGCAGCAAACTTTACCATGATTAAAGTTTTACCGATACCGGCTCGAGCTGAAATAACAAAATATGAATTTTGCCTATCGATTCCACCACCCAAAGTTAGATCTAATTCTCTAAACCCAGTAGTAACATAATATTTATTAAAATCATGACACTTTTCAATATAAGAATCGTAACGAGAAGTGTCAGTAAGAATATCAACAGCATCCATCTTCTTATTAGTAGAAGCTATAGCTGATGAATTATTTAATAATGACATAGCCTCATCAGTTTTGCCATCAATTAACAGGCTTCTGATCTTATTGAAAGTAGTTACTAAAAACTTCTCGTTATGTTCTCGATATAATTCTTTTAATAAATAATCTTTAGATTCATTTACTTGAAGTATCTCAAACTCAGGAAAATTCTTAAGGAATGTAGCTTGATCTGGTACCTGCCCATAAGTTGCATAATGTTTATTAATAAAATTAAATTCTTTTTTAAGATCAGGGAAATATTCTGCAGTAATCCCATTATCAATAACAGGTGAAAAATCATGAGAAGATAAAATTAAATTAATTATTTGCATCTGGGTTAACATTACTAATCACCAGCCTCTCTATGATCTCCGTCAGTTATTTTTTTAATAATACTATAATTAACGACCCGGCTATAAACTTTACCATTTAAAGTTTTCTTTAGCTGTTCAGGTAATTGGTTTGTTGTAAAAATACAACTTTTTAAATTTGAAGTCCTGTAATCAAGCCAATAATACATAGTATTAATATCATACTCTGATAAACTTTTATCAGCGATGTCATCAAATACTACCAACTTAGCTGACAAAATATTCTTCTCAATCAACCTAATCTTTTCAGCCATAACTGGGTCTGATATTGCTAACTTCTTCTCATTTAAGAAATTATTAACGTTAACAAATAAAGCTGGAGTATTATTACTAAAGCTGATATTTTGAACCGACTTAATATAGGCTTTCAATAATTTAATACTTAAAGTTGTTTTTCCGTTACCACAATGTTCTGAGCATATTAATAAATTTTTACCTGAATCAACAAATTCTTTAATATTAAAGATTATCTCATTAATTTCCTTAAAGACTTGTTTATCTGCCTCAGAAGCCATTAACTTTATATAATTCTTATACCTCATTGGTATCATTGCGTTTTTTAAATAAATATCTTCTAACATAAACACCTCAGTTATTAAAATTATAAAAGTTAATCTAAATAAAGTAAACTAGAGTACAAAGTCACTTACATTTGGATCAACGTCTACTGAACAAGATCTTGATTCAAAGTTACTAGATGATTCTGACGAATACTCCTGGTGGTAGGCTTCATATAAATATTCTGAAAAATAATTACCAAATAATACTGAAGGCTTAATGTAATCTGTACTCATTCGTCCGTTTTTAAATCTAAATGGATGATGAGCCCATTGGTTAAATTTTAAATCTACTACAGCCTTGCAGTCATCAGTAGTATATCCACCTTTAAATAATTTTCCTAGAAATTTTTTAGTAGATGTAGTTTTATATGATGTATTGAATACATTATTAAAATATTTAGTTACTTCTTTAATATTTTCAGTTAAGACTTCAGTAGCTTCTTTATTTTCTATATATTTATTATTTTCTATATTATTGGCTGAAGATTCTTCCTCTGTTTTCGAAGATTCTTCAGGGAGGATAGAAGATTCTTCAGGGTTATTTTTAGTTTTCCTTGGAGTAATTTCAATGGGTACAATAGCTTTATATTTATTAGTAGGTTGGCCAACTATTTTTAATAATAAGCCATTTTCAATCAATCGATCTAATATATTTTTAACGGCCTTAATAGAGATAGAACACCAGTCAGCTAAGTATTGTTTACTACCATAATAGTATTGGCCGTCAACCTGTGAGAATCCATAAATTATAGCATAAATCAATAATTCATTTCCACTTAAATTAAGCGACGTGGGCATCCAATCTAGAATAGTAACAAAATTTCCATGTTTAATCCTTGATTCATTGGCATCCATTATCTTAATTCCTCCTTAATTATATACAGAAGTCTTTTAACTTCCATTAACAGGCTAGAATCCGTTAGCGTACCTATTTTTGATATTAAGTTATTATAGTTTTCAGATGAAATTCCATACTTTGATTGGTAATATTCGCTCTGAGAATTATCCAGATTTTTTATTATTTTTACAATATTTTTTAATCTTATCCAATTAGAAAAACAAACCGTATCTAAGATGGCTATCTTTAATGGATCATTCCAGCTTTTAATAAAATCAACTAAATCATCCTCATTTTCACTAGTATAATAAATATTAAATAAACCTTCTGCAGCATCGTTATATTTCTCATGAATCTCATCGAGGCTTAATGAATTAAAGTTAGTCTTCCTTTTATATGCCATGATATTAGATAATAAGATAGAACGCTGCCTTTTTAATACTAAATGAAATGCTTTATCAGGCCCCTTCTTATCAAGAAATAAACTGCTTTCAGGATTTTCCCATACTCTCTTTTCAAGAACATAATTAATAGTATCTATTAAAATATCATAACACTGCTCAAAAGGTAAATGTTTATTACATTGTAAATATATCCTTCCAGTATACCCTCAATACCTACATACTATCCCAGCATAAAATTTTTCACCTAATTCATTATTCTCATTTTTTATATATTCAAAAAATAGATCATTGGAGTTATATTCTTTCCAATTTATCTCATCAGCCAATTTTTTATAACTAGAATAAACTTCTTCTAACAAAAACATCACCTACTTTATTATAAATTAATTATAATAAAAAAGAATTACTGAGTAAACTAAATACCCAACAATTCTCTTAACTCTTCATCTTGGTTATATTTATTATCTACTAAGTAGTCTGAAATTCCTCTTTTCTGATTTAACAATTTCTGGATCCTTTCATCAATAGTATTCTTAGCGATTAATTTATAAATGATAACCGACTTTTGAGTTCCAATTCTATGTGCTCTATCTTCACATTGTTCTTCATCGGCTGAAGTCCAACTAGAGTCAATAAATATTTCATAACTAGCAGCAGTAAGAGTAATACCAGTTCCCATTTTTGAAGTGGTGCAAAGGATAATTTTATAATCAGGGTCTGTTTGAAATAATTCAATATTCTTATTTATTTCTTCATCAGTTTGATCACCTGTACAAAGTAAAGGTTTATATTGTTTTGTTAAAACCTTTAAAAGATTCAAGGGTTCCTTGAAGGTAGAAAAAATAATTACCTTTTCATTATTAGAAAGAATTTCATCAATTAAATCAACGGCTCTTTCTATCTTAGAATTACTTAGTATACTTGTAGATAGAGAAGATGGACAAGTAGCTGCCTGCCTTAACCTAGTAATTAAACCTAGTAATGATGTAGATTTAATATTAACTCTATCAGCTTCTTCTACTACTCCCTTTTGAATATTATTATAAAATTTTTGTTGAGCTTCATCTAATTCAATATATTCAGGTATAATAACTTTCGGTGGAAGGTTAAGTAATTCTTTATTCCTGCGAAGTGAACATTCGGCTATTTCATTTTTCAGAATATTCATGTTCCTAAACCCAACAATTTGTTGATGTCCAAATTTATATTCTATCTCACAAAAGAAATTTTTAAAATTTGTATAGGTTGATCTCTCATACCCGATAAACTTCAATGGTACAAAAGCGTCCAACGGTGAATTGGTTAAAATTGTCCCAGTTAACCCATAATGATATTTCCCGACCTTAGATAATTTTAACAAATTTTTACCTTGAATACTTGTAGTCGCACTTTTCATTTTGTGGATTTCGTCTACTACAATCATATCAAAAGAATTCTTACTATTCCTGATAGCATCAACTACTAAAGAATCTCTAAGACTTTCTACGTTTATAATTACAAAAAACTCTTTGATAGGTTGATATAGTTGTTCTGCCCTGTCTTTTATTGGGAGGTAGGTAACTCTTCCTCTTGAGTTTATTTTTTCACCAATAATAACACAATCAAGATCAGAATGTTTTTCAATCTCTTTTTTCCAATTAACCTTTAAAGTATTTATCCCACAAATAATTAAACAATGTTTAATATCTTTTTGTGCCTTTAATTCGGCAGCAGCATAAATAACTTGGATTGTTTTACCTAAACCTGGACAGTCTAATAATAAACCGTTTGGATTATTAATTAACCATTTTATTCCATCTAACTGGTATGGATAAGGTACAGTTTTATTTTTAAGAGTTAAATCTAATGTATCCTTATATTGATTTTCAGGTAAAAAATCTAAATTAATATTATCAATCATGGTTAAATTATCTATTAAAAAAGATAATTTATTTAAAGGAAATTCCCATATTTTTGTTTTATTATTATAAACTCCATCACCGGCCATCTTCATTATTTCTACGATCTTAGGGTCATAATCAAAAGAAATAAATAACGAAGTTTGTCCTACTACCTTATTACTATAATTTTCAATTATATTAATCAAAGAGTGATGACTCCTCTAATAAAATCTTCTTTGGCTTTTCAAATTTAGTAACATATTCTTCATTAAATTTATTACTAACTACATCAGCCTGGAATGATAAATTTGCTTTTATTTTAAGGCTAGCTCCACAACCATCACAAATATAGGTTTCTTCATACGTAGGGTCTTCTCCTAAATAGAAATCAATTTTTCCTGCATTAGTTTTAATAATTTCAGTAGGCTTACCAATTAAATCATTAGGAAAGAAAATTTCACTAGGTAAATATTCTTGTCCACAGATCGGGCATCTAATAATATTATCCTTCATATAATATTCTCCTTGTGTTTACAATATAATTATAATACAATAAAAATTTAAGTAAACTAAAAAAAAAGAATATCTAATGATATTCTTAATTAAGTATTATAGATTTCCAGTTATTGTTGTCTATTTTAATTTTCGAGGCTGAAACCTTACCCACATCAGGGTCTTCACTTGATGATGATTTTTTCCAGCTACTACCGTCGTATACATAAATATCTGAAATAGGTTTCCATCCACTATTAGTTTTAATCTGACTTCCCTGTAACCAGATTGCGTAAAGAGTTGTATTACTACTAAAGCTTACTTCATCTCCATTTTTGTATCTCCTACCAGTTCCATCTTGATTAGTATTTCATTCCTTAAATAAATAGCCTGATTTAGTAGGATCTGCAATGTTAATAGTAACTTTAGCATCACCTCAATGCGCATATCAAGTATCATTATTACTTAGTCAGTCAGTGAAGGTTGAATCTATATATCCATATTCATTGATTCTAATACTTCCGCCTTCAGCAGCTGATCAATATCCATTAAACTTTTTCTTACCTATACTTGTACCCTTAGTAGTACTGCCATCTTTAAAAGTAATAGTAATTTCATTTTCAGGTAATGATATTTTGTTATTCTCAGAAATTTTATCGCTGACTACTCCATTATTATTAGTTTTATATCACCCAGAACCATACTGTTCATAAATTGTAGTCGTTCCATCTGAGCTTCCACTACTATTTTTAGGATTTAAAGTAATAGTATAAACATTACCACTTCAATTAGCTTTTAAATCTACGGTACCAGAAGTAGCCAAATTCTTGAACCAAGTAGCTGTTACTTTAGTACTAGTAGGATTAGTCCAAGAAGTATTTATTGATCCTGAGCTAGTTCCATATTGAGCAGTTGATGAGTTAACTGGGTTAGTAGTATTACCAGTCCACCCTATAAAAG